CAGGTACGGTTACGGGAGTAGGATTAAATCCTGTAGCTCTGGCAACTTTTGCTGCACCAGTTGTTGCAAAATTAGTATAAAGATAAAAATAAAATATTTATTAGATAAGAATAGGAGTTTTAAAATGAAAAAACAAGAACTAATAAAAATAATTGAAACAGTAGTTCGTCAGGAAGTGAAAAAACAAATGAATGAGATATTTATTAAAGAAGAAAACTCATCTTCACTTACCGAATTAGTTTCAAAACCAATAACCGAGAAAGAGTTCAAAGAACCTATTAGGAAGCAGTATAAAACTAAAACTGAACCTAAAAAGGAAGTGAACTATACATCAAATAAAGCTCTTAACAAGGTTTTGAATGAAACCGTTGGTGGAGTTCCACAAGGAGATGGTAGTGGATATCCAACGATGGGTGGTGGAGTTTATGATACCAGTAAGATAAATGATGTATTGGTTGGATCTACAGGTTTAGGAAATACAGAAGGTGCAAAAGAACGAAAACGAGAAATAGCAGCAGTAGATTCTATAAAGAAGGCTGGTGTTTCAGTTGACCAAGTTCCAGACCATGTAACAAATGCATTAACAAGAGATTATTCAGATGTTATGAAAGCAATTGACCAGAAAAAAGGTGGGACGAATTATCGTCCATAATGGAGTAAATAAATGGCCCGAGCACGAAGTGCATTAGAATTAGATTTAGATCCAGATGTAACTATTGGTTTAGGATTACCTATGCAACATGATGAGGTGAATGGGTTTTTTCCAGGAACTTCAACTACTCTTACTCAAACAGGAAGTAATATTAGAAATTTACTTTTAACAAATAAGGGTGAAAGAGTTGGCCAACCTACTTTTGGTGCAGATATACTTTTAACTTTATTTGAACAAATGAGTGATGAACTAATTACAAAAGTTGAAGAAAATATATCAATTGCAATGGCAGATTGGCTACCACACGTGTTAGTTAATAAATTAAATGTAGAACCAGATGAGATAGAGATGAATCAGTTAAATATTGAACTTGAATTTAGTCTTATCCTAAATCCAGAGGTACATGAAACTATAACTTTAAGTTTTGCTGCAGGTGAATAATTTAGTGGAGAAATAAAATGGCAACGAGAGTCCAAAAAGATGTTAGATATTTAAATAAAGATTTTGGTGCTTTTAGAGAAGGACTAATAGAGTTTGCAAAAACTTATTATCCAAATACATATAATGATTTTAATGAATCGTCACCTGGAATGATGTTCATAGAAATGGCATCATATGTTGGGGATGTTCTTTCTTATTATGTTGATACTCAGTTTAAAGAAATGTTATTGGCTTATGCAGAAGATACTAAAACAATTTATGAAATGGCCCAGGTATATGGATATAAACCAAAAATAACCCAACCATCTTTTACAAACGTAGATGTTTTTCAGACAGTACCAGCTACAGGAACGGGTAAAAATATTAAACCAGATATGAACTATGCTTTGACTGTTAATGAAGGAGCTCAAATTACTGCAGATAATGGTACAGTATTTAGAACACGAGAAGATTGTAACTTTAAGTATTCAAGTTCATTTGATCCATTAAGTATTAGTGTATATGAGGTGAACCAAACAACTAAAGTTCCAACATTTTATTTATTACAAAAAGGTGTAAGAGTACAGAGTGGAACTATTAGATCAGAAACTTTTACTTTCGGTACGGCAGAATCATACCCAAGAATTAAATTGGCACAAAAAAAGATTATAGAAATTATTTCTGTAACAGATAGTGATAATAATAAATGGTATGAAGTTCCGTATTTAGCTCAAGATACTACATTTATAGATGTAGAAAACACAGCAGCCAATGATCCAAGTTTAGTTCAATATAGTGATCAAGTTCCATATTTGTTAAAATTAAAAAAGACACCAAGACGATTTGTTACTTATATTATTCAAGATGGTTCAACAGAATTAAGATTCGGAGCAGGAATATCAGACAGTCCAGATGAAGAAATAGTTCCAAATCCAAGTTCAGTTGGTTCTTCATTACCAGGAAGCCCAAGTTTTCTTGATACATATTTCGATCCAGCAAATTTTCTAAAAACAAAAGCTTATGGTCAGGCACCAGCGAATACCACACTTACAATTAAATATACTTATGGTGGTGGTATGAGTGACAATGTTGCAGTTGATAGAATAAAGAATATAACTGGCATTAATTTCACCCAAGTTACTACTGGTCTTAGTGCAGGTTTAGTTACTTCGACTCAAAATTCGGTAGCAGTAACTAATCCATATCCAGCTACTGGAGGAAAGTCTAAAGAATCAACAACTGAAATTAAAAATAACGCTTTAGCATATTTTCAAGCACAAGGTAGAGCAGTAACAAAGGAAGATTATATTACAAGAACATATGCAATGCATACTAAATATGGAGCAGTAGCAAAGGCATATATTGTTCAAGATGAACAATTAAATATTCCAAGTATGCAAAAAGAAACTTCAGATGGTTCAAATGTTTTTGTTGATGAAAGAAATTTGGATCAACTTAAAACTAAAAATATACAATCATCTATTAACAGACTTCCTAATCCAATGGCTATGAATTTATATACACTTGGATATGATGGAAATAAAAAACTTATACCTTTAAATGTTGCTGTTAAAGAGAATCTTAAAACGTATCTAAGTCAATATAGATTGGTAACGGATGCTGTTAATATTAAAAATGCTTGGATTATTAATATAGGAGTAAAATTTGGTTATATAGCCCGTAGGGGATTTAATAAATCTGAAATAACTTTAAGATGTATAGAAAAAGTTAAAGAATTTTTTAATATAGATAGGTGGCAAATTAATCAACCAATTGTTATTGCGGAATTAGCATCTCAAATATCATTAGTAGATGGAGTAGGAGCTATTGTTCCACCAAAGGAAGATAATCCCCAAAAACACGCGGTGTTAATTACAAATAAATGGCAATCATCCGATGGTTATTCTGGAAATGTATATGATATAAATTATGCAACAAGAGATGGTATAGTGTATCCTTCATTAGATCCATCTATGTTTGAATTGAAATATCCTAATGTTGATGTTGAAGGAAGAGCAGTAGGTGATTCAATCGGTGTAGTTTTTTAAGAGGAGAATGTAAATGCATTATTTTGAATATCCAAGTAAAGATACAACATTATATGAAGTAAGTCACAGTATGAATACTGGACAAGATGAAATATTAGAAATAAGAAAAGATATGAGTGCTGCTGGAGATGTTATCAAAGTTTCAAGGGCACTTGTAAAATTTGATTTGAGTTATGTATCAAAGTCAATATCATCTGGATTAATTACATCTGGTTCACAAACAAAATTTTATTTAAATTTATATGATGCAAATTCAACTAAATTAAATGTATCACAAAAGTTATATGCATATCCCGTTAGACAATCATGGGATAATGGATCTGGAAAATATCTTTTTAATCCTGTAGTAGAAGATGGTGCAAGTTGGAAATGGAAAGACGATGGAACTACAAGAACTCAATGGCATACTATTTCAGGATCGGGTGGAACTTGGTATAGTGGAAGTGGATATGAATCCTATCAGACATTTACAAATGAACCTGCAGATGTTAGAATGAATGTAACTGATATTGTATGGAAGTGGTTGGGTAGTACAGTTCCAAATGAAGGATTTATGTTAAAGAGAAGTGGTAGTATTGGAAATACAGATTCAAATGTTGAAGAAGGAAATACTACGAGATATGGAAATTTTAGTTTCTTTTCACGAGAAACTCATACAATATATCCACCAAAGTTAGAAGTAGTTTGGGATGATTCTACTTGGGCAACTGGAAGTTTATCACCACTTACATCTGCTAATTTGGAAGATACGGTACTTTATATGAGAGGATTACGATCAAAATATAAAGAAACTTCAAAGGTGAAATTTAGGGTTGTGGGTAGAGAAAGATTTCCTGAAAGAACATATTCATCTACACAATATTCTACTGGGTATAATACAGTAAAATATTTACCAAGTGGAAGTACCTATTATGAAATTAAAGATGCTTATACTGAAGATATAATTGTTCCATTTGGTGACGGAACGAAAGTAAGTTGTGATTCAACAGGAAATTATTTTAATTTTTGGATGGATGGATTACAATCAGAGAGATTTTATAGAATAAATTATAAAGTAGTAAATGATAGCGGTTCTGCTGATGAGACCGTTCAATATTTTGATGAGAAACACTCGTTTAAAGTAGTGAGATAAAAAATGCCATATACAATAGAAGAATTGAAGAAAAATGAATTTTGGCAAAGATTACATGAACAAGACAGGGTAGATTATCAAAAAAAACTTGAACAGTCCGAGACATTTAAAAATGTAAATAAAATTGTTGATGATGCTGGAAATGTGATATCCATTCAGGAAACTACACCAATGAGAGATGAAGCAGGTACATTTTTAGCATTTGAAGATCCCGATACTGGTTTGAATTATGATAGACCAGACCAATATATTTCAGTTATTAAAAAATCTCCATTATATTATAAAGGTGATTTATGGAATCAAGTATTAGATAGAGAAATAAAGGAACTTACATAAAATGCCACAACAACTAACTAAATTAAGTGATAAAGATTTCAAACTTTTAAAAAAGGAAAGAACTGGACTTTTAGGAGAAAATGGTCCTTTTTTTCCTACTTTTGGCAATCATATTGATGATTTTGTAAAATTTTATGTATATGACTTAAATGATACATATCTTAAATATGGTATAAGTGAAGATTTCCAAAATACTGATGATGGTATAAAATTAAATCCAGGTAATGATTTAAGAAAAGTTGGTTTTACTCGTGGTAATTATAAAGTTAAGTATTTCTTTTATAGACGGCTAGCCGGAGCAGATGAAGTTGTTCTTACTAAAACTGTAGGTGATGAATCGGGAGTAGTTCATAGTGGCAATCCACAACTTACTGGTATTCCAATGGGAGATTTTTATGTGGAAGAAAGTGGTAAGGTATTTCAAGGAAACGGTCCACCAGCTGATGGAAGTCCTCCAAGTGAACTTGATGTAAAAGAGTATAAATTTTTCGTTGATGAAATATCAGCAGACAGAACAGAAGTTCGTCTGGCCCCACAATCAATTAATTTAGATAGATATAAAGAAGAATTTGATGATTTATCAAATGAATATGGAATTTATACACCAATAAATGAATTTGATAATCCAAATGGAGTTTTTAATCAAATAAATGAAACTGGATTTAATTTGGACCCAAAGACAGTAAATGATCAAGGATTTAAGAATAAATTTATAGGTGGAACTCTTGAAGTTGAAAATGCATTTGTCATAGGATATACAGAACATACAAATACAAATGGAAATGATGGTTGGGAATTAGAAAAACCAATCCCAACAATAATAATAGAAACTGATTATTCTGAGAATAACGCTACTACAGATACTCCAGTAACATTTACAGCAAAAAGAGAAAATGGAAATATAGCCCCATCACAACTTTCTTATTATTGGGATTTTGGTTGTGGCCACCAAGAATTTGGTGGACCTGTAATTACTCATGATTATACGACAGCTGGAACTATGAATGTTTCAGTAGTGATTAATAGTCCTAATTTTGTTGATACTGTAATTTACGGGCCTTTAGTAGTTGGAGTAGGTATGATTCAGGCAAGTATTACAGAAGATGATACAACATTAGAATACATACCAGATGGATCTTTAGTACAAAGATGGAACTCTCAAACCAGTGCCACACAAGGGAGTATTTATTTAATACAAGAAGGTAAGAAAAGAAAATTTTCTTCTGAAGTAGCAGCCATGGAGTATTTGGGAGCACGAGGTGTAAATATTCATCCACACAGGCTTATTTCTGAACCCGGTCAATCACCACCAGTATATGAAGATGTTGCATTTGATATGAGACCACATATTAGATTCCTTGATGGTACTGTTATAAATGCTATTACTCCTGGCTCCGATTTTACAAACGATGATTTAGCAGGAACATCTACAGTTCAATTTTATACTATAACAGTTGAAGCAGGAATTGGAGGAGCTGTAACTGGACAAGGTAATAATACTACTGGAACAAGTGCTTTTGAAGATGGGAGTACAATTTATATTAACGCAGAGGCAGAAAGTGGTATGGAATTTGTAAATTGGACAAACGAAGAGACAGATTCGAGTGGAAATCAGAATACATTCACTGATATAAATAGTTCATCAACATCATTCGTACTTAAAGCCAATTCTACTATAACAGCAAATTTTCAAGCTGAAACGGATACAACATACTATAATATAACAGTTGAAGCTGGAACAGGAGGAACTGTTACAGGTGGTGGTAATGTGGAAGAAGGATCGGTAATCAATATTTCTGCAACTGCAGGTACTGATTATGAGTTTTCACATTGGACACAATCAGGCCAGAATTCTGTTGTTACTAATGTATATGATGCAACTACAACAGCAACAGCCAATTCAGATGCAACTATAGAGGCCAATTTTACATATAATGCACCAACATATACTTTAACCCTTACTGCTGGAGCACATGGAGATGTTTCATTAGATGGTGTGACGTGGGATAATTCGGTGACTGGAGAATTTGCAGAAGGATCCCAAATGGTTTTATATGCTCAAGGCCAAAGCAATCCCGCTCAATATAAAGTTGATAGTTGGCTTAGACCAGTTGGAAATAATTGGGAAGATGATGAGGAAGTAAATTTTACTATGCCAGGTAATAATGCATCCCCACACGTAACTTTTGAACAGGGCTCATAATGAAAAATCGAATAATATATTGGGGTGGTAAAGAAAACACAATGATACCACGAATGGGTGCTTGTGGTGAAGGTGTTGAAGTAGAAGGTGGCGGAGGACCTGGTGGTGGAAGTGGTGGAGGACCACAAAGTCCTGCAGCAACAGCTTCGGCACCAGATGGACCAAGTTTATGGGATAAACTTAAAGGATTGTTACCAGCATTAGCACTTGGAGCTTTAGCATTAGCCGCTGTTGCAGGTGCTATTATAATGTTACGAAAAAATCGAGATGGTGATCCTACCGCTTCTTGGGATAATAGTTTATCTGACGCTGAAAATTATGCAAATCTTGGATTCGATATAGAGGGAGCAAGAACGGCAAATCGTTCTGCAAATATTGGTTTAGATGGATTTAACGAAGATGGATTACCAATACCTCCAGATTTTATAGGACAACAAATAGAAGATGAAGAAGGAAATCTTTGGGTATACAAAGATCCACCTGGAGCTTGGATTAACTTCGGAGATACAGATGCACAATATACAACAAGTGGTGATGGACAAACACCAATTCATCAATCATATGTTGCAAATGTAATTGATGTTATAAATGATACAGAATTGATAGTTGATGAAACTTGGCTGGATCAAAGTCAAAGGATTGGTAATTTTACTGGGTTTATAAAATTTTATAACAAATGGAATATTACTTATCTTAAAAATCCAAAAGATTTATACAGTTATTTACAGTTTGAAGGAGATCAACCAAATCTTATTGTTAATTTCCAAAAGGATACAGAAAAATATAATGAATATCCTTATTCAGTAGTTTATAAATTATATGAACCATTACCCGATAACATTACAGAAGGAGACTTAACTTATATAGTAAGGGAAATGGTCCCACCTTATACGGATAATGTTCAATTAATAGATTTTGTAGAAGAAGATTTGGATGCAGTAGTTTTAAGAAATCCCAGTTGGGATAGTGAAACTCATGTGGAGAGTTATTATGTTGAACGAGATACAAAATTTAAATCATATAGTGATTTAGTTACCAATAAATCAGATATAAAAGATGCGATTGAAAATGAAATAATAAGTGGTAGTTTTTTAGAAAGTATAGAACTTACTGGTGTAGATTATAGTCAATGGGAAAATTTTACTAATTTTAGTTCTGTTGAAGATAGGTTAAAAAACTTTAAACGTAAGTTAGAGAAGGTAGAATTATATACAAGTCAAAGTAATTATTTATTAGGTATTTCTGGTTCTTTAACTTATGCACAAACATCAAGTTTGGCAATGAAGGTAAGAAAGATAAAGAATGAACTTACTCCATTTGAAAATTATATGTACTACCAGAGTTCTTCTTATACTACAAGTTCACTTGGAGAATTTTTTGAAAATACCTGGCCAAAGTCTGGTGGTTCAGGTACTACATTAGATCCATATATTTTCTATCCAACAACTGCATCTAAGGCAATAAGTTGGTATGACAATCAAATAACTTCTGCATCTTTATACGATAGAAAAAATAGAAATAGATTATTAACTAATATTCCTGACCATATAATAAATGAAAGTGCAAATGCACCATTTCATACTTTTATTAATATGACAGGTGAACATTTTGATGGTATATGGACATACATAAAAGAAATTCCACAAATATACGACAGACGACAAAAATTAACAGAAGGTTTATCAAAAGATTTAATTTATGCAGTAGGAACTTCTCTTGGATTTTATTTGAATGATGGAAACGATTTAGTAGATTTACCAAGATATGTTCTTGGCCAAGAAGCAACAGGATCAAATGCAAATACTTTCACCCAATATTCTTCGGTACCCGAAAAAGATATTACAAAAGAAATATGGAAACGACTTATTAATAATATGCCATTTTTTCTTAAAACAAAAGGAACTATTCGTTCTTTTAAGGGGTTGATAAGTTGTTATGGTATACCATCGAGTATTTTAAGAGTTAAAGAGTATGGAGGTCCAGATCCAGATCCTAATGCACAACCATCATATAATATAACGAGAAAATTTACTAAGGCAGTAGAATTTAAAGCTGGACAATATGTACAGACAACATGGGCAAATGATTCTAATAGTGGTAGAAAACCAGATACAGTAGAATTTAGATTTAGAGCCGCGAGTGGTTCTAACCAAACTTTATTTCAAGCGGGAACAACTCATGGTTTTGCTATAAGATTAAAAGATAATGGTTCATCGGATAATTATGGGTCTGTTTCGTTTGTATTAAATGCATCTGCAGGAAGTGCAGCTGAACTTACATCCGATTCTTTACCAATCTATGATGGTGAATTTTATTCTGTAATGTTAAATCGTGTTTCATCAAGTGGAGCACAATTAACGGCAGATTCCGCAGCACAACAAGTTGATTATAGATTATATGTTAAAAAATATGATGAGGGCAGAAGTAAAATTTATCTTTCCTCGTATTCAACTATGACTATTGATGGGGCAACAAGTTCATCGTGGAATAGTTCGTTTGTAGGAGATGAAACTGCATATATTGGTGGTAAATCAAGTGATGATTTTGGTAATCAATTTAGTGGTTCTATGATGGAATTTCGTTATTGGAATTCAGCATTAAATTCTGGTTCATTTGATAATCATGTAAAGGCACCAAAATCATTTAATGGAAATCATGCATCTGCATCATGGACAGATTTGGTATTACGATATTCGTTTGATGATAATACAAATCTTGATAGTTCCACTTCAATTCGTGATACAAGTGCAGACCAATCTTATACTCAGGCAGGAACTGCGACCGGGTATACAAGTGGTAACAGACCACATTTTCGTTCTATTGTAGATGAACAACAAATGTTAATTCCAAATGTTGGCCCGAGTAGACGAGTTTCAAATAAAATTAGATTAGAAACTAATAAATTATCATTTGGTGGTTTGTCTGTTGATAAGAGATCCGAACTTAGTGCATATGATTTAGCTTCACTTGATTCTAATAAGTTAGGAATATATTTTTCACCAACTGATGTTATTAATGAAGATATAATTCTGTCTGTTGCTAATTTAGATTTTGACCAATATATTGGTGATCCAAGAGATAAATACAAATATAGATATAGAACATTAGAAGATATTGCAACAACTTATTGGCAAAAATATGATTCTCCAAATAATTTTTGGGATTATATAAGACTAATAGGATATTATGATGGTTCTATTTTTGAACAATTACGGACATTTGTTCCTGCACGAGCACGGGCAAGTGTTGGATTGTTGATTGAACCAAATATTCTTGAAAGGAAAAAAGAAGTTGTAGGAAAACAACCTACTTTTGAAGATTTGGTGGTTAGAGGTACTGTTCCTATGTATGTACAATCTGCATCTGCAGAAACACTTCCAATGTCTGCATCAATACCACAGGCCGCACCCACACTATCTGGATCACATTTAAGTTATGAGGCTTCTGCCAGTTTCTTTGATACTACATTTGTAAGTGGCTCGTATGATACTTATACAGGGAATGTTACAAGTTCTATGGATAGACCAGCACTTTATCAATTAAGTTCATCTGTGAATCCAGATTTTGGGTATGGAGTATATGATATTACAAAAGGTGGTCCAACTCATGTTTTTGAAGAGGCACTACAACCAAATATATCGGCATCAAGACTTTCAGAGCACAATTATGAATATAAATTTTTCTATACAACAGCATCATCTGCATGGGAAGATCATGGATATACATGGGATACAGAACGAAGAAATTATTCTTCTCGGTCATTACATAGAAGTGAAATACAAAGTGTTGGTCATGACAATGCATATTTTAGATTGGCATATTTAGGATGCCAACAGACAAAATATACAACTTTAGATAAAGAGCCTCCAGTTTCTATAACGGTAACTTCACCAACTACTCTTATAACAAAGGAACCTGGAGAATCTAAGTTGAAAGTTAAGTAAAACTAACAAAAATTGGAATTTGATATATTTATAAGTGAGAAAGTTTTATTCACTATCAAATTTAAACTCCAGTTTAAAAACAAAAAAATCTATATTTAGGAGACAAAAATGGGATTTCTTAATAATACAACGATTACAATCGATGCGATTCTTACCAAACGTGGTAGAGAGCTTTTAGCACGAGGTAGAAATGAATTCGCAGTAACAAAATTTGCGATAGCAGACGATGAAGTTGATTATCGTTTATGGGATACTACTCATCCTAATGGAACTAACTATTATGGAGCAGTTATTGAAAATATGCCACTATTAGAACCAGTTCCGGATGAGACACAAGTATTAAAATATAAACTTGTAACACTTCCGAAAGAAACTTCGAGATTACCATTACTTGATGTGGCAATTTCTTCCTTGAGTTTTAGCCAAGGTGGTGGAAACGGGGAAATAGTAGCACCTGGAACATTAAA